GAATCGCGAACAGCGGGATCATCCGTTGATCACTGCGTTGATGGCGTCTCCAATCCGGCGCACGATCTTGCGCTTCTCAGCGTTGAAGGCGGGGCCGAGTGCGGGGCGGGCGGGCATGGCTTGTGTGCCGAACTCCTGCCACACGGCGTACCGGTCATCCCGGTCCTTCCAGCCAATCTCTGACTTGATCTTCGCGCCGTCCGACATGGTGTAGTCCAGGGAACTCTTTAGGTTCCCGGTGTCGACGTGGACCCGTCGCTGAGCGTTGGCTACTACTTCCTTGGACGCGTCCTCTACCGCCTTGCGAACGGCCTGGTGCAACCGGCTAGTGGTGTGCTCCAACTGCTTGAGCAGAGCCTCACTACCGCTGATAGACACGGACACACCAGACCGACCACCGGCCGCGCGCGGGTGCCTACCCATGTTGGGTCAGCTCGACATCAGCGCGTACGTAGATGGGGCGGGACGGCTCGAACACCGAGAGTACGCGGAAGACTTGAGCGCCATGGCGGATCTCATCTCCCCTGCACACGTTGGTAGTTGGCGGCATGTGGACGTTGTGCGAGTGCAGTGATTGACCCTGGTCGGCGAGCATGCGCTCAGATGCCGAGGGCTGACTGACCATCGCACGCGACTCCCCCACCTGAGCCAGTGTGGTGACCTCTCCCCCGGCTCCATCCGGCACAGTCGAAACGCGCCAGATGGTAACCGAGGAATTCAGGAGGCGGTTGACACCCATCAGCCAGCCTGAAGAACGCCCACCGTGACCGAAGTAACGGCGCTGTAGGTGACGTTCGCGCGGCCAGTAACCGGGTCACGGTAGATCGCGTCAAGCGGAAGGAAGCCACTACCGCCCGCCGGAACGGTCAGCGCAGCGTCACCGATGGGAAGACCCTTGAAGGTGCCGGGCGTAACCACAGTGGCAGTGATCGGAGAGGCGCCGCCATTACGGACAACGAGGAAATAGGACTTGTCAATGGGGGCCTGATCGCCACCCGCAGACGCGCTTGCGAAGGTCGGCACAGAGCCGCTGGTCGGGACAGTCTGTACGGTGAGAATTGCCATGTGCCATGTTCCTTAGTGGTTGTAGTGGTGCCGATTTACAGCGATCGAACCGTGACTCCGGCGCCATTGCCGAATCGAGCAGCGAGGCGATTGCGCTGATACTCGGACAGGCACATGGTCCCGGTCTCGGCGTCCGAGTAGGTAACCGAGTAGTCGCCGATACGCTCGGACGTGATACCGCGTGAGGCAACGTCACCGTTGCGGAGTGCTACTAGCTCTTGGCCGACCAGACGACAGACGATGTCGACGATGTCAGCGGGTACGGTCGACAGGCCATGCGTGTACGTGACGACGACTTCCGTGCCGTAGTCAAAGCCACAGGAGCGCGATAGAGAGCCGCTCAGTAGCTTGTAGTCCGAGACTGCCACCCCATCAACGACAACGGCTGAAACGGCCGTCACGGGGCCACCAGGTAGGTGCAGGCGTCCGCCCCTACCTTCCAGGGTCACAGTGCTGACTGACTCGCTGATAGGCGAACCGGCGGCATCACGAACCAGCGTGGATGCAACGTCTAGGTGGACGCTTACTGTGGCGATCTCTTCAGGCGCGACAGTGACGCCACGCGCTTCTAGGTCGGCGATGGTGGCCAACGGTGCAAGTGCCATCGTGGCCACCTCTCTTACTTGGTAGCCGTTCGGCGCGGGGCGCGCTTCACGGGCTCAGGCTTGGGCTCCGGCGCGTAGGCGTAACCGCGATCACCGTCACCGACGAGACAAGCGGCCACGTCGTCCGGAATCTCGTTCGGCATCCCGTTGGGACCAATGACGAACGCCAAGGGTCAACCTCCTATGTTCAGTTGGGGCCAGGGGGCCACCCACGAAAATTCGTAGGTGACCCACCACAGCGAGCGGCTAGATGGACGTCCAGCTAACAACGGCGGTCGGACGGACAACCTTGGCGCCGTAGACGTGGAGACCACGCAGGCGGTCAGCGAACTTGTCCGTGGCGCGCATGGCCTCGGTCTTCTCGATCTGCGAGACGTAAGCAACCGCAGGCTTGTAGAACGCAAGCGCCTGAGGCTTAGCGGTGACCGGCAGGTTCTCCGAGGTGTAGATGTCGAACCCGAGCAGTCGACCTAGCGCAGCCTCGCGTAGACCCTGAGTATCACCGGACACGTCAACGTTGGTGAGCTTGGACGCAGCGCTAAGCAGCAGCGCTTCGAACTCGGCGTTGACGACCAGCACCCGGTTGCCACCCGGAACCTTGTTCTTCTGCATGGTCTTGCGGATCGAGCGGATGAGGTCGAACGCAGCGTTGCCATCGGCCAGGGTGGAAGCGGTCAGCGCGGTACCGGCACCAGTTAGCGCCGTCGACAGAATGAACTTGTCTGCGTCCTCGGCGAGACCCTCACCAGCGGAGCGGGTGTAAGCGTCCATCGAGCCAGCAACCTGGGCCTTATCGATGTCATCAACGTAGAAGTCAAACGACTTCTCCTGATCAATGAGCAGATCCTGAGACGTGGTCGAGACAGCCGAGGCCGAGGTTAGACGCGTCGCAGCCTTATAGTCCGTGATCGAGATAGCGGTAGCGGTGTTGATCTTGACGACGTTACCGGCCGACGCGTTGCCCTCGTACTCACGGTTCGTGAGAGAGGCAGCAACAGCCTGCTGACGGAAGTCGGTGAGTAGCTGCGCATTCCAGATAGCGGGAATGAAAGAGGTAACGGCCATGCTTGGAGTCCTTTTCTGAGTGGGTTATGACCGGTCAGATAGACCAGCGCATAGGGGTTGGCTACTTGCCAGATAGGAGGTTGGACAGTCGACCCTCGCGCTTCGCCTTGACGATCGCCTCGGGGCTCATCTTGTCCAGTTCCTCACGGGTTAGCTGAGTAGGGCCAGACGCCTTGCGCGCTGCTCCACCGTCGCCGGTTCCCTGGAAGCGTGGCCGTGCCGTTGCGGCTAGATGCGGCTTCCTGGTTAGTAGTTCCTCGATCGCGTCGTTGATCTCGTCCGCGTCCACATCGCCGTTCGCATCAACCTCAAACTTGGTGAGGTCAAGGAACAGCGGGACATCGGCCGGGTCGGCGAACTTGCCTGCGGCAGCTGCCTTGACTTCCGATCGGAGGATTCGCGCGTTGGCCTTCTCATTGGCCTCTCGCGCTGCCTGAGCACGGATCGAATCCGCATCAGGAGTCTCGGTCTCTCCCTTGGGTGCAGTCTCTAGCTCAGCGATGCGCCGCTCTAGCTCCTGCCGCTTCGAACGCTCGTCGCGCCACTTGCCCTTCATGGAGTCAAGCGCCTTCTTACCAGCGTCGCCTAGCTGGTCGGCACCATCCGGATCAGACTCTCCACCACTAACCTGCGCACCCTCAGCGTCAACCGCCGGGGCCACCTCATCAGTGGTAGTGATCTCATCCGTTGCGTTCTCAATCTCGGGCATGCGTGTTCCTCTCGGCGCGTTGCGCGCGTACGAAAATTCGTAGGTGCTCCGGACGTTGCGTCAACGGAGGTAGCCGTTTTTGCGGAGCAGCCGAATGGCGTGGTCTCGGTCGCCGTCCGACTGCTTGTAGATCTCTTCAGGCGTGAGGCGGGGAGGTTGCTTCCTGCGCCGACTACCTGTGTTCACGTAGGTAACTTGGACTTTCTTGCCGAACATCTCCACGGAGTCCATGGCCTTGCGGGCATTGACTACGTCGCTCATGTCGGCGCCATCGTTGATCGCCTTTGCTCCGGCCTCCCCAAAAGCCTTGCGCTGTTGAGTGGCGGACAAGCGGTCAAAGAGCGTCTTGGGGGACGCAGGCTTAGGCGTGTGCTCGCGGGTGACTGGCTCCATCGTGCAATGGCAGCGAGGATGCCGCAGGAACCCACTAGAAACGCCGTACTCGCGACCGGCCAGGATCAGGCACCGGGAACACGAGCCGCCCTCAACGACGCGGATGTATGACGTCACCTTTCGGTTAGCGACCATTGCGGCCTGGTCTGCCTGCCTGCCCGTATCAGCGATCATCGTGCGGACAACGAAATCCAGGAAGGTTGCACCCCGCAGCATTGACGATGCGAGGCTCTCCCCCTGACCGAGGAATGACAGCACGGTGGGAATCGAGCGAGCCAGCACGCCCATAAGGTCCCGACCATCCGGGGTGGCGCGGGCGAACTGCTCAGGGTCAATCTCCGGAGCATCGTGCGGGCCGAGCAGTTCCCGCATGAAAGTGTGCGTACCTTCAGCGGCATGGATCTGCCCGGCCTGAACCATCGCCGTGACGCGCGGTAGGAGACTTGCCCAACTGTTCGCCACGGCGTCAGGGTTGACCTTTGACCACTCGGCGAGCACTGCCCGCGCGGTGGCGTTTGCTAGTCCCTCACGCTCCAATTGGTGTTGCTTCGCCCGGAGGCTGGTTGCCATCGGTTATTGCTCCCTGTGCCGGATCCTTGGACAGCATCTGTGTGAATGCACCCATCGGATCAGCCATCGATTCCTTCTCACGCATGGCCATAAGGTCAACCACCTCGGTCGGCGTGAGGCCGTACTGAAGCGCGAGGAACTCAAACGGGAACCCAAGGGTCTTCAGCTTCAGCAGCGCGTCAGTTAGCTGCGCCTGCGAACGGGACTGAGCATCAGCCCAGAGAACCCGGCCACCCGAGATTGCCTCGGCCTTGACCTCATCCCCCTGCGCAAGCGCGATCAGGCGGAACACCTCGCGGAGTGCCTGGCCGAACCAAAGCTGCTTCTCATCAACGCGCTTGACTAGGCCAGTCTCAGCGGCGATCAGCGCATCACCGGACAGGTTCGCCATCTTGCCGATTAGGTAATGGGCAGGCGTACGGGTCTGAGCAGCGATGTGACCGACGGCCGTTTCAATGATGTCCGCGTAGGCGTTGAGGTTGGCCGCTGACCATTCCTCGGTGCGGACGTTGTCGCCCGTGAAGAACTGGACTCGGTCAACCGCGAACTTCTCCATATCGACGGGCCGTTCACCAACGATGGTGCCGGATGCGTCGAGCACGGGGACTACGGGACGTTCAGCACCGAGGACGATGCGGGTCGGGAACGACGCATAGTCAGACGTGGTGAAAAGCTGCGCCCACAGCAGGTTGACCGCATCCTGAATCGCGATCACGCCGCTGATGTCCGAGACCGGCTCGCCGACCAGGGTAGGTCGGTTGAGTAGCTCGACCATCGGGACAACGCCCAGCGGGTTTGGCTGTGGGTTCGGCTCCTCGCCCGAGTCGCGTAGTTCCCACTTCTTTAGCTCGTCGTCGACATCCTGTAGACCGGTCGACTTCTGAGCCTGACCACTGCGGGCACGCTTGAACTTCCAGACCTCATCAGCGAGATACAGCGTTGCGTAGTCGTCGCCGCCGTCCTCCCAGCGCTTGAGAGCAGCGATGCGATTGCGACGCGAGCCAGGCTCATACGCAACGATGCACTGCGAGGCATCCTCAAAGGTGACCTGCGGCGTCTCGGGATCCTCAGGGTCGCCCCAGACGAGCACGAACGCACGCCCGGAGTTCACGGCCCCCAGGAAGCCGAGCTGCGAGTCAGCGTCTAGGCCGTTCATCTGCCAGACACGCCACGACTCAGGGTCTGCCTGCGTGGCACCGGTGGGCATGACACCCGTCACCGTGAGGCGCTCCACCGGAGCATCAGCCACCACCTGGACCCAGTTGTCTGCAAAGCCCTGGTAGCGCTGCCCGTGGTACTTCTTGAACTCATCTGAGGCGAACCTCAGCGGCTGCTTACCACGGTAGTAGCGCTCGTTCCGGTCGATCTCTGTACGGCGGGTGCGTAGCTCATCTTCTAGTAGCCCGATGAGTCGCAGGGCTTCAGCCTCAGTTGCCACCGGGCCACCTTTCATGCTCCGTAGTAATAGGACTTGCGCTTAGGTGATGCCATGCCTGCGGCGATAGCGTCCCCAGCAGCTTCATGCGCGAGGATTGATGTAACGGCTACGTCGATCTTTTGGTCTTGCGCTGACTTGGCCAACACATACCGGTTCTGCGGTCTAGCCATCGCGCGGGCATTCCGCATGTGGCCGGACGTGATCGGGCAACCATCGTGACTAAAGGACGTGTCAGCCTTAGCTATGTCCGTCTTCAGACGCTCAGCGGCGGCATGCATCTGGACCACCCGGCGGGTGTACCAACTGATAACCACCCGGTCTCCGTAGAGCGCTGCCCACTGGTCTACTTCGGAGTCCCAATAGGGCGGGTCAGCGTAAAGCAGCTTGACGTCATAGCGCTTCATGATCTCGTCAAGAGCGGCGCTGACTTCCAGCCGAGGAACCTGGCCCCCATAGTCAGCCGGATTCCAAATCGTCGGCAGCTTCGAGGGGCCAAACGTCGGCGTGAACTGGAACCCGTCCAGGGTCTCAGCGCGAAAGGCTGTCCAGTCGTCAACGTCCGAGCCATCGAACCCGAGGACAATCGGCGTCTTGTCAGCGACGACCCGGGCGCCATTGGCTCGGGCCTCCCACAGGTTGTGCTCGATCCACGCACCGGCACCGGCGACGATCCGGTTACCGAAGAACCGCTCTGCCTGCGCAGGGTCGGTCTCGGCTAGCTCGGACGCCTCGGCTTCGATCGCGTCTAGGTCGATGTGCGGGCAGTCCCCGTACACCGCCTTATGGATCCGGCGCCGCTCCACCTTGTTGCGGTAGCTCAGGTTCGGCGGTGCCTGCGGGAAGTACCGGTAGACATCCTCAGCGCTGCTCTCATGGGTACGCTTCGCGGTCGATTCCTCGGAGGGGTCATACGCGTTCGTTGTCTCCATCGAGCGACCGGACATACCAGCGAGACCACGGCGCATCGTCTCAGCAACCTTGATCATCTTGTTCGTCGCTGTGTACGTGCCTGTCTCGTCCTGAATCGCGAAGGTGATGGGGTTACCTAGGCGTGACTGTGCCGAGGACGTGACGACGTCAATGCGCCCTTCATCGCCGACTCTGACGAACCCCTCGCGGACGCTCATCACAGCACCACACGGGCCATGCTTGATCATGGCCTTTAGCGGGCGGTAGACGTTGGCAACCTGGTCTTCCGACGTGGCCAGTAGCTGAATCAGCGGAGTGGGTTGGGGAACGGCCATGGGCTCGCCTGCGGCGTAGTCATAGACGAACCCGCAGGGGCAACCATGCGCGTTGCATGCGTAGCGCTGCCCGGCCTCGGCGAACCCATCGAACACGGTAGGTCCAGCGGCCTCGGCTAGGACGATGGCAGCAGCGAACGGCCCCTTACCACTCTTCTGAGACATGATCACCTGAGCACGCCGGTGAACAAAGGCAGTTGAACGCTGCCCCAGCTCGGCGGTGCCCCGGACCGTGTAGAAGTTGCTGGCTACCTTCAGTTGCCAGGGCAGAAACTCGAACGGCTCACCCTGCCGGAAGCCATCCGGAATGACAGCGTGGGACTCAATCCATGCAAGGGTGACGACGAGTGGGCTGTCATTCACCTGATACCGCCTTCAGCCGCGAGGCCAGAGACGAGACAGGGGAGACAGCGGACAGAGTGGGCACCTCGGCGCCGTCCTGGTCAGTGGCGTTGATCGTCCACTTGTTCCGCTGCATGCCAGCCACAGACAGGCCCAGGGACTCGGCGAACTGCTTCACCTGAGACCAGGCCACAATCGGAGCATCCGGCCTCTCGGCCACGGTCAGGAGACGGACGTAGGACGCAACCTCAAAGCCTTGGTGGAGCTGCTCCCACATGACTGCCTGCGGCGTAGACCACAAGCGCTGCCAGAGCTCAAGCTCACGGGTGTTCGGCTCGTCCAGCGGGAATGCCGGTGCATCACCCTGGCGACCGTCGGCGGGAAGGGTGACCCATCCATGCGTGTCGGGCGCCTTGGCCTTATGGCTACGGTCTCTGCTCGTCGGCACCGGGCCGGATCGTGCGCGTGCTCCGCCCTTGGGCATGTGTGGTCACCTCCCGTGACTGTCTGTGAGTTCTGAACCGGGCGCGCCTGGCGAAGCCCTCCCCCGCGCTCTTTGTCCCCTAGCGTCGAAGGGGTCCATCCCCACCCCTAAGGGTCGAAACGGACACAATGGACGTCACGCGCAGTCGTCAACCACGGTCGTTCCATCCACCAGGTTGATGACGTGCTGTCTCACGCGAGTGATGAGCCTTGGTCATGCTGCGAAGGTTCGACCAGTCATGACCACGTGGACCTAGTGGCCCGAGCCCATCCATGTGGTCAACCTCAGTAGCAGTGGGCTTCAGCGGCATGGGCAGTACCCCACACTCAGTGCACTCGCAGTAGGGGTGAGCACGTAGGTAGGCAAGGCGTGTGGTACGCCACTGCTTGTCATAGCCCTTGCGCTGTGAGGTCTTGCGCATAGCCCCTGCCCTGGCCTTGCACTCAGTGCATCTACCAGCGGGGTACACCAGGACAGGGCAACCAGGTGTAGAGCATATGGAGCGTGCCATGTGAGCACCCCCGAAAATTCGTATGTGGTCCGCTGTGAGGGATTCGAACCCCCATGCCATAAGGCACTGCGTTCTAAGCGCAGCGTGTCTTCCGTTCCACCAACAGCGGTTGAGGGCTACTTGGGGCTCCGCTGCACGCATGACTAGTGCGCCAGTTGGGAGCCGCTTTCACCCAGGGTGCATATCATCGGCCGGTCAGGGCCTACTTTCTGCACCAGTTGCTACGGCAGGATTCGAACCTGCGCACATCGGGGCGCGACCCCTGCTCTACCACTGAGCTACGTAGCAAGTGAGTGCGGTGGGGCACGTGCACACACAGGGTGATTATCCCCGCATGAGTCGCCGCCCCGCCGCAGGCTTAGTTGTCGGTCGTCGCGTAGAACCAGGTGTCATCACAGTGGATGATCTCGCCGGTACCGTACTCGCCCGTACAGGCGCGATACCAGATACCAACACCCTCAGCGGCCACGCCCGAGTAGTGCTTGTTCCGCGTAGTGCCCGTACCGTCCGGGTTCCACAGATTCTCGTAGACACCCGCGCTCGGAATCTGCACCTGAGCTAGGGCACTGTGCCCATCGCTCTTGGTGTCCTTCACGTAGACGATGTCGCCATACGCCACGAACCAGGCCGAGGACGCCCCATCGACAGACGACGTAGCACCATCACCAGCAAACGCCGGAGCTGTCGCCAGAATGACCGCCATGGCCGCTAGACCGGTTGCCTTGGTGATGCGCTTGAGCAAAAGTCCCCCTAAACCCGAAGTGGACCCTGCGTGCTCAACCCGGGAGAGAGAGCGGGGAGCAACGCAGGGAGAATACGGGGGCAGGCTCTCAGTCCACCGGGTCAGTGTGCCTACATGTGCGGAACTCCTGCCCCCGTACTATGTATCTGTCGAGTCGGTTACCGAGTCGTGATGTAGAAGTGCAGAAACGGGGTGTGTTTCTTGAATCCCTTAGAGACTCTTATGTGATTCATAAAAATAGGTCTAAAACTACATCTCTACATAAGGCCAGGTCAGAGATGATGAGTTTGGCTTGGTTGGGTGTAGGAGCGGCGCTCACCCCATGCGCTGATACGCCAAAGGTCACGAGCCGATACGTTTCCGTTACCGACCCGTGACCTTTGGGTGTGCCCTAGCTCACTCGATCATCCCGCAGCGTCCATCTCTCCGAGCATGTCCGCGAGTTCCTGATCGTCGCCGCCCGATGCCCATTGGATTTCGAGCCGTTCCGGTCGCTGCCTAGGGTGCAGGGTGACTACCAAGCCCACATCGGCGAGCAACCGGCTACGTTCCCCCGGAGACGCCTCCCAGGCTTCGCCTAGCGTCCTCCCAGTGGGTTCGAGCACCTCGCGTACGTCAGGGTCGTGAGCGGCCTTCAGATCCTCGTACGCGGCTTCCAGCTCGGCGGCGTGCTTCTCAAGACCAGCCATCATCAGCGGTCCTGCGGAAGCCATCTTTGCCACGAGGCGCGCTACTTGCTCTTCAGCCTCGATCATCTCGTTCGTCATGTCGTTGCCACCCTCGAAGCGCACCACGTACTCGGCCATGCCGCCCCAGCGCGCGAGGAACGAGTCACGTACCGCGCTGTCTAGGGTCTCGGCATTGATCGTCACGTGTCCGGTGTGGCACTTGTACAGGCGGACACCCCTGCCGCTCGCCCCACCGCTCAGCGGGCAACCCCTGTGGCAGAACGCCATCCCATGGGCCATAGGAGACGCGCCGCGCGGTGCACGTACCAGACCCGCGCCCAGGGCATCTAGACGCGCGTTGATGGCTTTGTGCTCGGCAGCGCTGATGATGGGCTCGGCGAATTGCACGGGCGTGATGCCGTCCTCGCCGACAACTAGACTGCCCTTATACGAGCGCTGACCACGCAGGGTGTGCGACCGGAGCAAGAGGCGCCACCGCTGATGACCGAGCCCCACCATGGGAGCCGTGCTAGTGGCTGACCCGCCGTCGAGCAGCTTTCGGACAGCAGCTCGGACGTTCTCTGCTTGCTCGTCGTCGATCTCCAGGTATGCAGCACTATCCCGCCGGACAATCTTGTAGCCGTACGGTGCTGTCCCGGATGACCAACGGCCCTGCGTACGTCGGGTGGCGTGTGCCTCGGTAATACGTCCCCTGATCATGTCCCGTTCCCACTCGGACAGTGCAGCGAGGACGGTAGCGACCATGCGCCCATTGAGCGTGGACGTGTTCAGTTGGCCATCAGTGGTGGCTAGCGCGGACTTGTTTGCCTCGGCCCATGCCACGAGGCGGAGGAACTCAGAGACGTTGCGCGCGTAGCGGTCCTGTTTCCACGCAATGATGACTTCCGGCCGGTCGCGCATGAGCTCTGCCATGCCCTTGCGCTTTTCCAACTGCTTGGCGCCGCTCACACCAGCGTCTATGTACTCGACCATGTCATCGGGGTTGTGCCCGTTCTGCTCGGCCCATCGTCGGCAGGCAGCGCGCTGAGTAGCGATACTGGACGAGCCGTCGACTTCAACGCTGAGCCGGTAGTAGGCACCGATCGTGGGCCGTCCCTGGCCGTTGGCTACGGCTACCGCGCTGCGAAGATTCTGTGTCATGTCCCCAAGGCTACAGGTGTTTGAGCAAACACATACACCCTTCGGGACATCACATCAGCGGTTGTAGTAAGCGGCGTCCCAGGGAGAGGGTTCCGGCCGTAGCGAGTTCCATCCTTCGGGCGCCGGTACAAACCCGGTACCCCAGGCAACCCGGCACTTGTAGAGCCAGGCTTCCGCCCCTTCGCGCATCTTCCATTCCAGCGGAAGGAAGTTGCCCTCTCCGTCCGGCAAGGTGCAGTAGCCGTACAGGTAGCGGTCGAGGATCCCCCACATGCGCTGATCCGGCGTGGTCGTGATGACGTATCGCTGCGTGCGCGGCCTGGTGTTTTGAGTCATGGAGTCAGAGTAACTAGCAGGCCCGCACGGTGTCCTGACCATGGGAAACCTAGCGAGATGTTCCGCTCCCCCTCGGTCACCATGACGAAACGCAGGGGCCCCAGCACGTTTGTAAGGACCGAGGCGACCACGTCTGACCCATCGGCGCTGTAGGTGTCCCGGATGACCTCAGCAAGGCGTCTGGCGGCATCCTCGACCCCATACACCTCGCACTGCCCAGCGCCACGGCCCAGGATCGTCCAGTTCATTTCCATGGGCCCAGGCTATGCCGCAGGGTCGCGCACCAGTCTCAGCGGCGGGGGGTGGGGCAGCAGCGTGCTCGATCCGCTGATGTTCGCCCTGAATTTCTGCCGGGTGAAGATGACCCCGGTCAGCTCAAAGTAGCGACGGATAGCGGCTCTTGACTCGTCCCACGGCTGCTCGCTGGTCGGTCGGTAGGTGTGGCGTCCCGGGGACCACACCCATTCATCGCGCGAGGTGACCATGCCGGTTACCCGACCCCTGCCGTAGACGATGAACCTAGGAGCCTCAGCGGGCCTCAGGAGACGCGTAACGGTGACGGAGTAGGCGCGGACCAGGGAACAGATTTCCCGGCCGTTGTAGGCGTAGTCAGAGCCGAGGGGGCCAGGGAAGCGCGGGTGCGGTCCCCATGCCCATCCCCCATGACTCATCGGCACCGGTATCTCAAGGAACAAATCAACCGTCGGTGCCGACGAGATGCAAACCATGATCGAAAACCCCCTAACGGGACATTGCGTGCGTGTTAGGTAAGAGTATTGCTTGAGTTCTCAACATATTCACAGGTGGGGGCCATGTGCTCCGGTTGTGACCATCCTGTGAAGAAGTGGTCTGGACCACAAGCCAAAGATAGATGTAACGCCCATGCATAGAGGTCCCATGCCGGCATAAATTTAGGTGTAACGCCCATGCATCTTTCCCGAGACACAAAGAAGCCCCCCGGTTTCCCGAGGGGCTTCTCTTCAGTGCTTACATCCCGGCCCAGTAGCCGGTACCCATCGCGCCCCAACCCCAGTTGCGTCCGGTCTTGGTGTTCGCCGAGACGAGCATGTCCTCGTTGCTGCGAACCTTGTGGGTGCGGATCTCGGTGCCCGTGGCGTCGAACTCGCGGACCAGGGCCCATCCCCCGGCACCCTGGGTCTTGACGGTGACTCGGGCGGTGGTGGTGGCGTTCATTTCGTTCTCCCCTGCGTCGTTGCCGTGCTTACGAGTAGAACTCTACACATGGCGAAGCGCCCGCGCAACCACCTACGAAAGTTCGTATGTGATCCGGGTCTCATCGCTGACCGTGACGTGCGTGGGCGTTACACCTATCTTTGGTCCTACAGCGGAATGGCCCCCAGGGTCTCCCCCAGGGGCCCAACGGCTCAGGCGGCGTCTGCGGCCTTTGCGCAGGTCTTACACAGCTTCCGTCCACCGGTGATGCGAGCAGCCGCTACAGCCTCGGCCAGGGTCTCGAAGGACGCTCCGGTAGCCAGTCGCGAGCGGGTCATCGCACCGCACACGTTCTGCGCCCAGTTGCTGACCACGGCGCCCGACTCGCTGCCCCCGCCCGTGGTGCGAGCCTCCATGCCAGCAATGTGGTTCGTGGTCCGGTTGTACTTGATGGTGAACGACATTTGGTGTCTCCCCGGCTCGCTGTGTCCTTACGAGTAGAACTCTACACACGGGCGAGCCCCCTGCGCAACCACCTACGAAAAAAGAGCCCCCAGGGTTTCCCCCAGGGGCCCTACCGTCATGCGCTGTAGGTGAATCTCACCGTGGACCAGGACTCGCCCTCGTGCGTCTGCGAAGCAACCTCGGCGGGGAAGCCCCAGGATGCCACCTCAGCGGCGATCTCAGCGGCTACCGTGGCGGCGTTGGCCCCCGTGTCCACCGTGACGCTGATACGACGCTCAGCGGCCCGTACGAAGATGCCCTGCGCCTTATAGCGACGAGCGGCGGGGCTGATGTTGAACCCGGCGGCTCGCAGTCGACGGCTCACGGTCGGACCAAAGCGGACGGAGGTACGGTTACCGCGATTCTGGGGAAGCTTACCGGCCATGGTCTTGGTCCTTTCGGGGCTGCTGCGCTGACAAGAGGAACACTAGCCCACGGCGAAGCCTGACCACAACCACCTACGAATTTTCGTACGCAGAAAGACCCCCAGTCCCGAAGGACCAGGGGCCAAACTTGGACATTTTGGGGTTCAGCGGTTGCGACGGAACGACGCCCAGAATGACGCGTGACGGGCTCCACGCGGCATGACGCTGAGTTCCTCCTGAACGTGCTTGCAAATCGCCTCAGCGTCGCTGTGAGCCAGCTTCAGAGTCTTCTGAATACCGCTCGCCGTGGTGTAGTCCACCTCCAGGGTGACGAACTTCCGACCGGCCACCATACGCGACGCAGTGACCTGACCGATGGACTCAACGTGACGGAGCTTCATGAGTAACCCCCCAGGGTTCGTAACGGACTGGACAGAGTGCCCGGGGCAGGTAGCGAACCCACCCCGGGCCGATGGCACCCTACTCGTCGGCGAAAGCACCTTCGCCCTCAAACTCGGCACGGCAACCCTGCGAGCAGAACAGATCCCCCTCGCGGGCGGCGTCCGTCTCACAGTTCAGGCAAGGCTTACCGCTGATGAAGTTAAAGAAGCTCACTGTGTCTCTCCCTGCGTTGCTCGGTCGGTACGAGAGAACAGTAGGCAGACCACCTACGAAAGCGCAAGCGTCCAGCGAGCAGTTGGGCAAACAACCCTGCGGATCCCAGCGGCACGGATCAGTGTCCAGCACGCCGGACAAGGGGCCCGGGTCGTGTACAGCGTCGCCCCTAGCCGTTCCTCGGGACGCGTGTGGTCAATGGCGTTCCGCTCCGCATGGTCGGCGATGCAGTTGCTGTAGTCGCTGTCAGGCGCGCACTGCTCGGCCGTTAGGCGACCACGTGGGCAGGCACCCGCGCTAGCACACCCAGGGACACCCGACGGGGCGCCGTTGTAGCCAGTCCCCCGAACGTCGTTCTGAGCGTTCACCAGGATGGCACCAACGGCACTCCGAGTGCAGTCAGCCCGAGTAGCTACCCACGCTGCACCAGCGAGGAAATACTCATCGAACCCGGGGCGAGTGTCAGCCATCGATCAGCGCTCGGATCTGAGCCTCGGTAGCGGCGCCGACATGCTGGGCTAGCACCTCTCCATCCTCGCTGTAGACGCGAAGCGTTGGCACGGCCCGGATGTCGAGCGCCCGACTGTCGCCGGTTTCCACGTCCACGTATTCGCCAGCCTCGCCAGTCACGCGCCGAAACAGCGGGTAAGTCTTCTTACAGGGGGCGCACCAGGACGCCCCAAAGAACACCGGTGTCACTCGTCATCCTCGCTAACTGCCGGTGTGCCAGGCTGGAACGGCCCGAACCACTCGCGCTCATCACCTAGTTCGTACCAGGCCCGCGCTTCCGCCTCGGTGGCGACAATGCCGACCGGTTCCATAGCGTCATACCAACCCTTGGTCAGTACGTACATGCGTCACTCTCCGTACAACGTAGTCGGAACATCCTGGACGCGGTAATTCAGCATCATTCAGCACCCATTTCGATCAACAGCCGGTCCACCAGGGCATCAACCAGCGGGTCTACCTCGTCAGCGTCCACGTGATACATGAGGGGCGATTCCCAAATCGCCTCCCCGAAACGCTTACGCAGGTACTCACCGTTTACGCGCGGGTCAAAGGTCATACGTCATCACTCCCGTACGGCGCCGTAGGCACATCCTGGAAACTGTTCGGGGCGATCGTGCGAAGGTGCCCGAGGACTAGGCCCGCGAACTCTTGGATCTCCGCGTCAGCAGCCTCGTGCCAACGCTTACCGAGGACGTCTCGCCATGCCCGCAGGTTGCCGGTAACCACCATGTCGACCGGGGCAGCATTCGGCAGCACAGCGCGTGCAGCTTCGCGAGCCTGCTTGCGCTTAAGGCCGATGCCGGTCAGGCGATTCACCAGAGCCTCGTACGTGTCCAGGCTATCGGCGTACGCGTCACGCACCCACTGAGCCTCCGTGGTGCGCGGGTTGATTGCGGGCGGCATGACTGGCTCGGTGTCGGCGTAGTTGACGTACCGCTGAGACACCACACTGAAACTCAGGTGCCGATGCCGAGACAGCTCAGCGAGCAGCGCACGGGACACACCACGAACCAGGAATGTCGCACTCGCGTGCTCCAACACGCTGTAGTGACCCTGGCGCAGGATGTTGAGCATGTAGCCATCGTTCGAGGCAGTGGCAGGGTTCGGACGCCGGAACGACTTGTAGCAGAGTCGGCCCGCCGCTTCGCCCAATGCATCTCCGTCTCGGGCATCGTCATCCCCGCCGTAGACGTCGTATCCATAAGCCTCGCGCATCACGTCTTCACGCATGCTGGTGTGTGCCAGTACATCAATCTTCATCGGGCGTAAGCCCCTCTCTCCGTGGTTGGGATGACCAAGGGGCACCTACGAATTTTCGCAGGTGCCCCAACTGGTCTAGTAGATGTCGCTCGCGAGGAACTGCGTCAGTAGTTGCACGTCCTCGGGTGTGATGTCGCTGGGATCGAACCCGGCTTCACGCAGCAGCCTTACAGCGAGGCGGTAAGCGTCTGCCCGGTCGGCGAGTAGCTCCGTCGATGTGTACTCGTTCAGGCTCGCGTCAAGCTCTGCCATGGCTACGCGCCTCGCTTGCGCAGGTCGAGCACCAGCTCACGAGCAGACAGGTAGCCGAGCGTCACGGTGCTAATGGTCTCGCCCCGGCGGTTGCGGGTCTCAAACTCGGTGCCAGTGTCGACCTTGCGAGTGATGACCCGGTAGCCGTTGCGCAGGTTGTAAGTCATTGCGTGATCTCCGTCCGTGGTGGGCTTGTACCGGGGCTCTGTAGAGTCGGTTACCGCACCGGGCAGGCGCCGGACGCGCAAGCCTCATCGTAGGACGCATCCACGCTCCGCTGAGCCGCCGCCTCGTACTCGGCTTCGCTGATCCGCTCATACGGGCTCTGCGGGCGCGTCAGGTCCGGGAACACCGTGGTTCCCTTCAAGGTCGGCAGGAAGCTACGCAGGGTCTCCATGGCGTCTTCCACGCTGATGGACCCAGGGGCGATGTTCACGGTGAAGCTCACGGCGTTGTTGGCGTAGTGAGACTGGTACATCTCCTGGAACGCGAGCATGTCAGCGAAGGGGATTTCGTCGGCCGACTCGACCAGACCAGCGGAGTACCCGAGCGCCTCGACTTCCTGGACTAGCTTCTCCTTGGTGGGGAACTCAACCACCACGGTGTTACCGGAAGCGTCGTACACATCCTGCTCCACGGTGTAACCCTCGGCCCGGTACTGCTCAACCGTCGCCGCCTGCCGCTCATCCACCACGCTGAAACGAACGCGCCGGATGAAGTGCCGGGCGTAGATCGGGTGGATTCCCTCAGTGGCCCCGGGCATCTTGGCGATGGTGCCGGTCGGCGCAACAGTCGTGGTCTTGACGGGGACCGGGATGCGGAGTTCATGGGCATAGTCAGCCGCAGCAGCGTCAACGACCGAGCGCATGGTGTTGAGCTGTCGCAGGAACTTGTAGTTGTCCGGCGCGCTGCTGTAGCGCACACCCTGCTTGGCGAGGAAACCCTGTACACCGAAGTGGCCAACACCGATACGCCGGTTACGGGCAAGCTTCGCTGCCTGCTTGGGGTCGTTGACGTCCCCATACGTGGCGCGGATCAGGAAGCGAGCCATAAGGCGGTGTGCCTCGTAGACACCCGCATAATCAGCGCGCTTGCCCTTGGCCGTAGGGGCGAACGCGTCAAGGTTGACATGTCCCAGGTTGCAGTTCTCCCACGCTTCGAGCGCGATCTCACCACACGGGTTAGTGGCGATGACCTCGTTCGGCTCTCCTACGTTCGAGAGATCCTTGTTCCAGTAGCCAGGCTCGCCATTGTCGAGCATGCCGCGAGTTGCAGCCGTGTGTACAGCAACTGCATGGGGGTCACGGTCAGCGAGTGCGGCGATGAAGTCGTTATCGATCACCACGCTGATGTTGGTGGTCCAGTGCTTGCCGGTGTCCGCCTTGCAATCAATGAACTTGAAAATAAACGGGTCGTCCCACTCAACCATGGCCATGCGAGCGCTACGCCGGTTACCACCCGAGACCACACACTCAGCGATAGCGTGATCCATCTCCATGGCACCCAGGGGCGAGACATAGGCACTGCCTACGGCATCGTTCATCACGCCTGCAATGTCCAGCATCATGCGCGCGAACGGACGGGGACCGGAAGCCGTGCCACCGAACGTACGGAGCGGAGCACCCGCACCACGAACCCGGGACACGTCATAGACGCGCGCTGTGTGCTTCACGTCCGGCCGGTAATACGTGTCGAGCAGATCCACCATGGCAGCCGCCCAACCCTCGCGGGAATCCTCGACCGCGTACGCACCTCCCCACTCGTGCGAGTAGTCGTCAGAGAGCACACCAGCGGCCCGCATAGCCTCGTAGTCAGGGTGGGTGGGGTCGGCGACGATGTGCACGTTCAACGCCTGCGTAGGGGCCCCGTACGGCTTCAGGAAGCGAGACGAGTAGTTCGCCCCCACTCCCCCACCCTCCATGAGACGCATGAAGGTGAAGTCAAAGTGCGTGCTGAGCTTCTCTCCCCAACCGGACACGTGGCAGTTGAAGAGGTACTGCCGACCGGGGATACCGGAAGCCCAAAGGTGACGCCCAGCGGGCAGGATCTTGAAGTCATACATGAGCTCAATGAGTCGCTCGCGCTCCCCAGGCTCAATGCGCTCAGCGGGCACGAGGGACGTGTTTCCGTCGACCACGCGAGTCACGGTGTCCAGCCACGTTTCCCGCTCGCCGTTCGGCTTCACACGCTGATAGGTGCGCTCGTAGACAGTCTGGCCGGTCGGACCAAAAGCGGGGGCATGGGTGATGTTCAACAGGTGCTCCAGGTCAGTGCCCACTCAGCGAGCGAGCGATCAGATTTCGAGTAGTTACAAGGGGCGCAGGCCGGAACCAGGTTGTGAGGCCGGTCGGCCCCGCCCTTAGAGATGGGAACGACATGGTCTAGGTGGTCCGCAGGTGCATCGCAGTAGCAGCACCGGGCACCCCAGCGAGCGAAGATGTCGGAACGCCTATAGGGGGCCACCCTGACCCGTCGGCGAGACAGGTACAGGGCGGCATAGCTGGGATGGATCACTTACGCCCACCCTTGGCGCGCTCGTCGGCAGCAGCCTTGCGCCACTCGGCGGCGTCATCCTCGGACGTGGCCACCATCGGAACGTAGTGCTTGACGAACGACACCTTCGCGATAGAGCGCGTCTTTTTGGCGCTGCCCTCAGTGGTGCCCATGGCCTCAGCGAACCCGGCCAGGTCCGATCCGTCGCCGTCGCCGAACTCCTGCGCACCATCAATTCCCCACGTGAGGTGCAGAGCGTTGCGCTGACCCGGCGACAACTTGCCCAGTGCCGTGGTTACGTTCTCAATCTTCACCACACGGGAATCACGCCGCTCGTCGGACACATCCCGCAGGTCATCCGCGAGGGCGGCATCAGTAGCGGTGCTCACGTAGCTACGCAGGATGGCAACAGCGTCAAGGACGTGCTTACGGGCCTCAGCCTCGCGGGGAACGGTGAGCGTGTCCTCGATCATGTCCACGTTCGCAACACAGGTGGGGAGTGCGTTCAGTGTGTGGTAGTTGGTCGAGTATCGGTGGAGCACTGCGAGCGCTTCCAGAGCGGCACCACGGCCCACCTTCGGGCGAACTTCCTGGGGCTCATCAGCGGGCGCCGCGAGCGTGTGCAGTATGGACGTGTCGTCATCGTCGCCGCTGGTCTTGTCAATGGAAACCGTCCCCTGCCAAGCAAGCCGGGCAGCGTTCGCACGGTCGGCGCTGAGGCGCTTCCCCTTAGGCGGAACAGTCTGCGCGAGCTTCTCAGCGAGGTGGAGATCGCCACCGGCCTCGGTCACCATCGACTTGAACACCGAGATCGCATCGGCGTCTGCACCGGTGTGGCGCTCGTTCGTCACCTTGCGCTTCAGCTCAGCAGCCATCGCGCCGTACAGGTAGGCAATGAAGTCATCGGCCGTCTCGCCAGACCAGCGGGGCAGGTACTCAAGCAGGGTGACGAGCGCGTCCTGACGGAACTCCTCGGCGTAGTCGCTGAACCGTGCCGGGTTCGTTGCCATGACACCAGCCGACTTGGCAGCGAGCGAGGCTATCCGGCCGTCCATCTCAGCGAGCACCGCGCTAACGGCGTCCTGGTCATAGCTCTGGGCGGCAGAGATCGTGTTGAGCTCAAGCATGGTGTGTCTCCCTGGGGTCGTAATCGCTCTGTCGAGTCGGTTACCGAGCAGGGAGACGGCCGGATTTAGTGCTGACAGGCAGCACAGATCAACAGACGCTCCCCACTGGGCGGGGTGTCTGCGCTCCGAGGCTCCGGCCGGATACCTCGGTGTCGCTGGATGAGTTCTACGTCATTTTTCGTAGGTGGTGCAAACGTCTTTCGTAGGTGACGCCCAGTTAGACCAGCTACTAACCGGGTTCGTTGTATGGGATTCCAAGGCGAGACCACACCTCATCCCTGGGATTCATCGAGTTGTGTACCTTGTGTGTAGATGGTGTGCACCGTTATCTAAGGCAGCGCGTAGACGCGTGTGGTCTGCATCACAAAGCGGAGAAGGGCACTCCCCGTGATGGGAAGTGCCCCAAACCTCAACGCTTAGTAGTCGGCCCCGTAGAGCGAACCCCAGCTACGGCCACCGATTTCGGCCTCAGCCTCGATGGGCACGCCGAACAGATCAAACGTCATGCACTTCTCAATCTGCTTCGCGTACTCCGCTGCCTCCGCCTGCGGCACCGAGCAGAGCACCTCATCGTGGATGGGCAGGCGCATCGTGTCGAGCAGCCCAGCTTCCTCCATGTTGATCAGGCTCTGACCGAGGCAGTCACGCGCGGCACTCTGCACCCCGTAGTTCACAACGGCGTAGGTACGGTCCCGGTCCAGCGGAAGCCTGCGCCCAGTGATGGACACGTGGACCATGCCAGTCTCGTACGCCTCGCGCTGCCAACGGTTGGACATGCGCTTGATCTCCGGGTAGACCCGGTCATACGCAGCCATCGCACGCCGGACGTCTTCCAGGGGCGCACCTGTCTGGCGACTGATCGTCGCTGCTCCACCCCCGTACACCTTGCCAAACGCGATCCCCTTCGAGATCTTGCGATGCTTCGCCGTGAAGTTCTCACCGAACACCATGCGAGCCGTGAACGAGTGCAGATCCTCGCCCGCACTGATCGCCCGCTTCATCTGCTTCACATCGCCGATAGCAGCGAGTACCCGAAGTTCAACCGCCGCAAAGTCGGTGGACACCATGACCTCACCCGGCTCAGCGAGCAGTGCACGGCGAATCGTGTGGTCCCCGGACGGCAGAGTTTGAAGCGCCGGACGCGTGATGCTCATACGCCCCGTGCGCGCCAGCATGGAGTTGATGAAACTATGCACCCGCCCATCGCTGTCCATCACGTCTAGGAACGTCTGTGCGTATGCACTGTTCCACTTGCCGGAGCGCTTACTACGGATGATCGCGTCTGCGAGCGGGTTAGGTGTGCGGTGACCGAGCCGTTCCCAAGAGTTCTGATCAAGGTCAGCGAGTGCACACAGCACCGCCTTATCGGCCTTCAGTGCACCCGAGGGGGTGGTGTCTACGAGGGTCTCCCCCATTGCCACAAGCGCCTCAGTCACCTGACGGGAAGCATTGATGTTCTCTACCCCGTAGCGGAGCGCCTGCGCCTCGTAGTGCAGCGACTCATCAGCGAGCTTCGCCGACAGTTCCCGCGTGTAGTCCTGGTCAAGCACCATCCCCTTGCGCTGCATGATGGCGCAGATGCGGGCGATCTCGTGCTCGTACTGAACCAGCCGAGGCCGAACGTCGAGCAAGCGGAGTTCGTTGTCTAGGGCCACGTCGAGCCGAGACGTGAGTAGCACATCGAGACCGGCGTACAGGTTGTAGGTGGGGTGGTCCAGCGGAATGCCCGCCCACCCGGTTGCCTTGGTCAGCTTCAGCGAGCGGAACACGGCCGTAAGGTCGCCCTGAGTGTCCGGCGATGCAGGGTCCAGGTAGTACGCGCTGAGAGGCTTCAGGCCCGTTCCGCGTCCACCTTCCTGCGGTTGCCGGGGGTCGACCAGTCCAGCCTTTAGGCGAGTGTCGATGGTGCGCGGGGCGAGACTCTCAATGCTCACTCCTGCGTGGCGGTCGATCACTGCCCAGTCAAACGGCGCGTTGTGGATCTGGAACTTATTGCCCGTGCGCAGAGCCTCGCGGGCGAACTGCTCAAAGAGCCCGCCTCGCTCCCAGTGGATGACCCATGCCGTACGCGCGTCGCCGAACTGAACGGTTCGCAGGCGGTAGCCGGGCGAGTAGATGTCAAGGCCGGTGGTCTCGGTGTCCAGCGCAATGGGTCCGCGCCGGTTGGCATCCTGGAACCAGTACTGGAACGCGCGCAAGTCGTGCGGGTCTTCCGGAACCTTGACCCGTACCGGCTCACCAGCGATGGCGTAAGGGTAGATCTTCACGGGGGTACCTCCTATGGAACGCGAAGGGGTCACCCACGAAAATTCGTAGGTGACCCCAGAGACGTTGTGTTGTGTCAGTCGCGGGCGAAGATGCCCGGACCCGTTTCCTTCGGACCGTTACTGTCGAGTCGGATACCGACCAGGGCCATACCCTTTGCGGTGCGCACGCGCTGAATACCCCGCTCCTCCATCGCGCTGTAGAACGCCCGACGGGACCAAACTTCCTTGGACGGCAGACCCTCGGCCTCACACCAATCCCGGTACGTGGTGTACGCCTCGGCGCCGTCGAGTCGTGTACCTTCCTCGGCTACCAGGACGCCCGGGTAGAAACCGGCAAGCGTGTCGCTGGTCTCCTTGTACTCCGTGGTGGCCTTGCTGATCGTGTCTGGATCTGACAGACCCTCAGCGAACCAGAGAGCAGCACCACGGACGGCCCATGCGGCGATTCCCTGCGCCTCGGCCATGAGCTTTTTGTCGAGATCGTGATCACGCTCGTGCGGAGCAAAGAACCGCTTGAACGGAATCATCTTGACTCGGCGCCACAAGCCATCGTCTTGCCCGCGAAACTTGGGCTTGTGGTTGGTCGCGAGCATCAGCAGAAACGACGGCTTGAACTCAAAGAATTCCTGCCGCAGGAACCGGGCCGAGACCATGTCCTTACCGGTGACGCGCTTCAGAACCGCCTCGCTCATCGGGCGTCCCGACTCGCCCTCGGATGCCATAACGAATCGAGCACCACGCAGTGCAGCAATGTCGTTCGGGATCCCGCCGCCCTGCTTTTCCTCGAACGTGGCGAACGGAGTGGTCTTGGTGATCGTGCCGAACACCGTTGACAGCGTGTCGGTCAGCACGGACTTTCCGTTAGCACCCTTACCCCACAGCACGGCGAAACACTGCTCGTCCGTGTACCCGGTCACGCCGTAGCCAATGAGCCGCTGCATGTACGGAACCAGGTCCGGGTTTTCCGGGAAAATCTCCGTAAGGAAATTCTCCCAACGCGGGCACTTCGCCATGGGGTCAAACTCGATCGCGAGGCAGTACGTCAACATGTCTTCCTTGGCATGCGGACGCAGGCGACCCGTACGCAACTCCACCGTGCCATTGCGGAAGCTCAGCAGATCCGGCCGGTTGTCGAAATCACCGGGGGCCACGTACACCGAGGGCACCGAGCGAAGCTCAGTCATCAGCGCATCAATGCGAGTGGTCATGGTGAAACCCTTGGACTCGGCGAGCTTCCCCGCCATGACCAGAGCCGCACCCATGCGGTGAATCTCCTGACGCACCTTCACCTCACTGCGCTCCCACGTGCGACCGTTCCACGTGTAGAAGCCGAGCCCCGGGGCAAACTTGATCCTGCCATCAGTCCAGGCCACCAACGCGTGTGCATTCATCGCGTCACTGTCGCCGTAGCGCTCGATCAGCGAAGCGAGGATGCGCCCGGCCTCGGTGCCCTGGTCACGACTGACAATGTCGGCACCGGTCGCCTCGCTCAGTTCCTCGGTTACCGCCACACGGCGAGCCTCGTGGACGTCCTGAACGGGCGTAGCAGTCTTCACAGCGCTGTGCAACTGGGCAGCGAACTCCACCGGCTCAAGCTGACGCCAGTCCGTGAGATCAGACTTACGGCCCGTGTTCGGAATGGACAGCGCGTAGACATCGACACCGAACGGCTTCAGCCCATCGGCCAACTTCCGGTTGAACGCCTGCCCCGCCGGATCGTTGTCACCACACGCAATGACCATGGTCCCGCGCACACCGTTGGCGATCTCTTCGAGCAGCTCGGGCGAAGCCACCAGCGAGGCACCCCGAACCATGATGACGTCATAGCCGACCGCAACCGCTGTGAGCCCGTCTCCGGGCCCCTCAGTGATGAGAGTGACTCCGTACCCACCCTGCCCGCGAAAGACGCCGTACGGGGCCCAGCGGAAGCCCTCAGGGTTAGTGAGGGACACCCACCGGCCCGGACAGTCGCCGGTAAGGTCACGCCCCTGCAAGCCTCGCGGCGTACCGTTGAAGTCATTGAGCGGAACCGTGAGCCGCGCGTAACGCCGGTAGGCCGGGGACAGTGCAGACCACATCGGGTTTACGGTCGTGTCGTCTACCCCTACCCCCAGCTCGTAGGCAGTGTCCACGGACATCCCGAACCGGTCAGCGAGGTACGCACGCGCACGTCCCGCCCACTCGTCGCTGTAGTCGACCAGGGCATCACGCGCATCGTCCGCGTACATGGTCAGGGCGGCGATGTGCTTGGGTCCAACAAGCTCGGGCTTGGCACTGGCCACGGTGGGCGCGTCTCCCTCGACGTCGAACATGTCAGGCCACGTGAGCTTTGCAGCGGACACCACCTCGGCAGGCTTGCAACCGGCGCGGCACGTGATGCGAACCTTACGATCCTCACCGATCCACAGACGCAGGCTCGGGCGACTGTCACCGTGACTGGGGCACACAGCGAGAAACCCGCCGTCGGGCTGCTCGGAGACATCAGCGAAGTGGCTCAACAGGTCGTTGATCTGCATTGCGTTCCTTCCTTTGGCTTCGCTGTATGCCCTGTCGAGTCGGTTACCGGTGCCCTAGAACGGCGGGTCTTCCTGCTTGCCAAACGTCTCTGACCACTCAGCGAGGGTCTTCGCTCCCTTCGAAAGGTTGCAGGGTGCACACGCCGGAACGATGTTCGCCTCGACGTCGGCGCCACCCTTGGACAGCGGCTCCACATGGTCCAGGTGTGTCGCATGGGCACCGCAGTACGCACACTTGTGGTTCCAGCGGTGAAGGATCGCCGTCCGGCTGTACGCCTCATGAACGACCCCGTATGACTCGGCACGGCGCTTGTGCGTCAACCTGTGACGTTCATCCGGGGGCAGCGACCGGTAGTAGTTCTTCACGTGCTTCGCCTGCGCCTTGCGCCGACACGTACTGCATGCGCTGCTCGGCTTCTTAGCCTTGCCAGCGAGGAACTGATCAACGGGCTTCCCCCGCCCGCATAGTCGACAGATCTGCATGGGGCACCTCCGAAAATTCGTATGTGGTCAACCCAAAGAAGGGGCCAGGCGCGAAGCCTGACCCCAACTGATGTGCGTCTTACTGCGCCGTGAACTCCGGTGTGACCAGGCGGACATGCTCGGCCCCGATGCGCTGCTTACTCAGCGTGCGACGACGAGTGAAACCAGACTCCGCACCCGTGGGCTGAACGGTCAGCATCGGAATGAGCCGACCGGCAACCTTCTCAGCGGTGACGTCGAGCACCACGGCATCTGTCATCCGCACCCGGTTGCCATGACGTGCCGCATAGACGACCAGGTCCCCGGCGTACAGTTCCTCGCCTGCATAGTCCGTGACTACCCCGCGCTTGCCCATGGCTTACGCCTCCCCACGGGTCTCATCGGCGATGGCGAGTGCACGGGCGGCGGCCTGCGCTACCTTCACCTGAGCGTGACCGTCGAGCGAGTAGTAGGGACGCTGGTACAGGACCATGGCCAGGGTGCCAGCCATCTTGTCCAGACGCGGAACGACGCGCGTGATGTCTTGGGCCGGAACCAGCGACACGTTGCCATCCGCCTTACGGATGAGATACCGGTACCGGTGGGAACCAACCGTCTGGTGCGGTCCGGACAGCACCTCAGCGGGCATGGCCATGCCTCGGTACTTCACCTTGCTGCCTACAGCGAACTCCGCCATGTTCTCTCTCCTCGGGTCAGACTCAGGGTTGAAGATGAATGCCATTGGGTGCCCCTCTCTCCTACTGCCTAAAGGCCCGGCCGATGCACTGGGCACCGGTCGGGCAAACGGCTAGGTGTACTCAGGGTCGCCTATCGGCTCATCGTCGATGTTGAAGCGGACACGCCGCTCATGCAGCACAGCGGGACGATCGGCCGGAGACCATGCCCACAAGGGGCCCCGGATCAAATCATCCGAGGCACCCCTCACAGCGTCGTTCACCGGTCCTCGCCGATCGCGTCGTTGTACGAGCCCAGCACCGTGATGACAGGCTTGTTGTAACTCACGTCAATGCCAGCCTTATTGGTGTACTGAACGTGCTCAATCTCCAGTCGGCAGAGCGCTTCGCCGTCAACCTGGTCTAGAGCGTCCTTCACCTCGTGGATGACCTCAGCGAGGGACCAAGCCGTAGCGATCAGCTTTCCCGGGCCGAGGTCATAGCCGAGACCAGCGAGACGGAAAGCAACGTTGATCGAGGGAGACGGACCCTTAGGCGGACGCTGCTTCGCGAGATCCTTACGCTCCTTCATGGTGCGCGGGCAACCACACGGCTCGCCCCGGTCCTCGGCCAGTAGCGAGAATTCACCATCACACTCGTGGGACGGACCGCCGTTGCCCCACTGAATGAGCTTGTCCTCAATAGCCTTGCTGCCGTTGATGACGATCTCGACCGCAGGCGCATCCGTGAGCACGTGAAGGTGCATCTTCGCCGTCGGGTTGTGCTCGTCCACGGTGCCACCGAGCAGCTCGGCGATACTCTCAGCAACAACCGGATCGTCAGTCAGCACACGCCAGTTGGAGAGAGACACCGGCTCATTCCGGCGCTTCTCCTTGTTGAACACCTGCATGCCGGAACGGAACTGGTACACCGGCTGCTCGTACGAGGTGGTTGCCTTGCGCGGGGCAGGCTTGGCGTCAGGGTCAGTGTCAAAGATGCGGAGGGCCATGGGGAAACTCGATTCTGTGAAGCGCGTTCGCGCGGCTGTGAAGGTGGAACGGGGAGAGGCGGGGACTCGGCCACGTCGTCCCACAGGGACTTGACGCACACTCCGATCCGGCCGCTCCCTCCCCCTTCGAAGTTGCTCTGTCGTGTCGGTTACCGGCGCTACGCCCGACGCTGAGTACCAGTGATCAGCGCACCATCCGTCGACCAGATGGGATCCCCCAGCACCGTCTTACTGACGCGCTTGTCCCACTCGAACGTGTTGCGCAGGTGCAGGAAGTGCTCGAACACGTCAGGCTGACCGTTCTCAGCGGCGATGCGGACCGGCTTGAACGCTGCCTGATCCTCCGTGATGTGCAGCACGAGGGCACCATCAAACGCAGGCATCGGCGTCTCAGTGCCATCCGGCGCAATGATCTTGTCTGCGTTCGCGTAGGCGCTCATCTGCAACGCGACTTCCGGGTACGTCGACTTGGACGTCTTCCAGTCGACAATGACCGTGGCCACTTCGCCGGTCGGATCAGGCTTGCCGTGCTCGTCGAGGCGGAGCCGCAGGATGCCGTCAAACGAACCCGCGTACTCGTGCGTGTCCGACCAGGCCACATCTTCAGCGCGAACTAGCTCGGGCTGAACCTCATCAAGGAACGCAGCGAAGTTGCGCTGATACGGAACCATGTCCGGATGGACCCGGCCCCCGCGTACGCCCCTGATCATCCGCTCGAACAGGTCGTGTGCGTCGCTGCCAATGCTGGCTCGCTGCTTGGTGTAGCGGGTCGCTGCACCCTTCAGATACTGCACAGCTCCGTCACGGTCGCGCTCGGCCATGCGCTCGATGAACTCCAGGGAGTCAACGGCGAGTTCGGCCACCATCTTCGCCTGCCAGTAGGCAAGGAACGGCTTAGGCAGCATGCCGACAACGGACGTCACACCCGGATACTTGATCTCCGGGAAAGCCTCGTTGAAGTAGAAGCGGGAACCGCTCCGCTGGATAGTCCGGATAGTCACTGTGACCCCTCTCGTAGGTTGCTTACGAGTGGGTCTGTCGAGTGGGTTACTGATCCGGGACCGTGTAGTAGTGCAGAAACGGGGTGTGTTTCTGGAATCCCTTAGAGACTCTTATGTGATTCTTGAAAACAGGTCTAAAACTACATCTCTACATCAGGGGAGGTCAGCGGGTCGGGGCTCAGCGCTGTGGGCTCGCCGCTGTGTAGAAGCGCTAGGCGCCTGTCTGTGGGCATGAAAAAGCCCCGCCCAGTCACAGGGACCGAACGGGGCTTAGAGGGGCTCAGGCGAGCGCTCAGGTGCCTTGCTGCTGCTTCAGCTCCCATGCGCGGGTCTCGTGCTTGCAGCCGGAACAGGTGGGGTCAGCCGAACCGCCGACCGGGAAGGTAGGCCGCTGTCCGCAGTAGGTGTCCCCGCCAGCCTTGGGCGCCGCGTGAGTCCAGCCATCGTCGGATACCTCAACCAGCAGCCATGGGCAGTACGTCATGTGCTCTCCTAACGGGAAGGGGCCCCCAGGGTTTTCCCCAGGGGCCCAGTGGCGTCCTTACAGCGTGGCCTTGATCATGGCGTTCACGGCGTCGCGGAGCTTCATCAGATCGTCGCGCACCTCCGCCTTGGTCGCCTCGCTCGCAGCCTCGAAGTCCTCCGGCTTGGTCCGGGCTACGTCCGTCTTCATGCGCTTCACCACGGACGTGACCCGCTCATCGGGGGTCGACTCTTCGCCCGCCGTCAGCTCCGGGGGAGGCGTCTGCCCCGCCGCAATCGCCGCCTGCCGTTCCTGGTAGCGCTCCCTGGCGAGCTCGCCGTGACCCTTCAGCGAGGTGTCGTACGAGGTGGCGATGAACTCCGAGACGGGCGTACCCTCCGGCTTGGCCTCAAGCAGCTTGGCGAAGCGCTTAGCCTCTTCGGGGTCGTTGTCCAGCTCACGCAGGTACTTCGCCCGGACGTCGGACCGCTGGTGCTGCACCGCACGCTGAAGCTTCTTGAGCGCTTCCTCGGTGTCGTAGTTCTGCTCGAACCCTTCGCCTGCCTTGGCGTACAGCGCGCGCATGGCTTCCTTGGCGGCGTGGCTGTCACCGAGGATGTCAGGGTTCCCATCCTTGTTGGGGATGCGCTGCCACATGTCCAGGCCGATCGCTGCAACCTCCTTGGCGAGATCGCTGGTCTTGAGGTGCAGGTTCACACCCTCAGCGACGCGGGAGGCGCCATCGGCGATCAGCTCGGTAACACCCTGGTAGATGCTGTAATCCTTGGGGTCGATCGTCTGCACCTCCGCAGTCTGCTTGGGCCCCTTCTTAGGCTCGGGCTTCGCCTGCACCTCAGCGGCGGCACGGAAGTCGTTGCGCATGTTCTGCTTGGTCTTGGCCCACGTCTCCCCGCTGGGCGCCTTACCACGGGACGGGAGCGAAGACACGAGCGCCTCAGTCTCCTTGTTCAGCTCCGCCAGACCCTCGGCGTTCTCAGCCTCAGCGAGGGAACCGGCGCGCTCGATGTTGGCGCCGATCTGCTCGATGACGGTTTCCACGTTTTCGGTGTTCTCAGCCATGCTGCTCTCCCCTTGAGTTGCGTACTCGGCTTCCATGCGTGCCGCTGTCTTGTGGCAGGCGGTGCAGATGTCGCCCCGCAGTTCCGTCCACTGACCCTCGCGGCCACACAGCGACTCGGCACTGTCGACGGTCAGATGCGTTACCTTGCCGTTACCAATGCCCATGAGGAACAGAGGCTTCGCCGTCCGGTAAACCTCGGTGCGGATCATGTCCCCTGCCCCTCCGTTGCGCTGCTGTGTTCTTACAAGAGAGAACACTAGCCATCCGCTGATGCCCTGTCAAACCACATACGAAAATTCGTAGGGTCCGAACGCAGAAAACCCCCCAGGCTCAGCCGTGTTGGCCGGGCCCAGGGGGTCAGGGTCAGATCACAGCGGACACGCGCTGCTCTAGATCGCGGATACCCGCAGTGTTGTAAACGGTGTGGTGGGGCAGGTAGTTGTCTAGCTCGGTCTCGCTGGGATGCTTCGCAGCCTCCCCAAGACTCAGGCGCTCCGGGCGGACGATGCGAACCAGGGCGAAGCCACGCGAGCGCAACATGTACGCCTCATTGCGGTACCTGACATCAGTCACCACCACACGGGCCGTAGCGTTGTTGAGCTTCCGCCGCATGGAGTCGACCCAGAAGTTTGAGTCCTCACCCCGGATGCTCTCGCCGAGGCTCTGCAAGTACCGGCGAACCTCCGGGTAGTTGTCCTTTGCGTACTCCCAACCCACATCAGCGATAAGGGTCTGAAGCCGGACCGTCACCCCGTAGCCAGTCGGTACATAGGGGTTGGTGTTCAGCGCCATAGCCTTGAGCGGGTCGGCGAACGCTAGGCGCATGAACCCGTGCTCCGCCACTAGGTGTTGAGCCGCTGTGTCTTTGCCGCTCCGCGCCTTACCGATGATGCCGATATTCCGCATGTGCACCCTCCCCAGGTTTGTAGTCCTAGAGAGGGTCTGTCGAGCCGGTTACCGCTTACGCGCCGAGGAACCCACGCAGCACGCTGAGGATCTCGTCCGACGGGAAGCCAGGCCAGACCCGGGCAACGATGGGCAGTGCGACAACCGCCGCAGACAGGATCTTGCGCCGGTGCGCAACAGCCCAGTAGAACGCCTCGCGTAGCGCCGAGGTGGTTTCGGTCGAGTGGTCACCCATGTTGATTCCTTACGCGCCAAGAGACTTGGCGATAGTGATTCCTGCCGACACGATCGCGCCGACAGTGGCCGTGGGTACTGCGTACTTCCAGCGCTCCACGCTGCGTAGGCGAGTCTCGTGGTCATCGAGCACCTTGCTTACCTCAGCGTTGGACTGAACCAGCGAGCGCACGTCATCACGCAGACCAACGATTTGGTCATAGATCTCGCGCGCGCTGATGTTGACCCCTAGCGGATCCTGCTCGGACATAACGACCCCCCGTTATGCGACGACAGTAAAGCCGTGCTTGTTGCCTAGCTTGGTCAGCGACACGAACCCGGGGAACCCATCGGCTTCCGAACCCTTGTAGCCGAGACGCTTCTGCCACGCCGCGTAAGCCTTGATGGTGGTCGTCCCGTAGCTGCCATCGCTCGCGTAGGTGCGGTTCAGCAGACCCTCAGCGACGAGAGCAGCCTCAACTAGCTTGACCCCAGCGGCATACGTGGTGTGCCCCTGCGAGGCGCCCGGATCCTTCTTAGCGGCGGCGATCAGGCTGGAAAGGTCAACCTTAGGCTTGGACGTCACCGGAGGCTTAGGCGCCGAACCAGCGGCAGCAAAGAGCTTCGCAGGGCTGATCTTGCCCGGGTCCCAGTGATCATTACCGGGAACGTTGCAGTGCCCGTAGTGGCCACCCTTGTTGACCCAGGTATCACGGCTACGCTTCGCAGCACTGTCGCCGTACCGGCCCGCTAGGGCACCCATGGGGAAGACGTCAGGCACACCCCACGAGCGGATAGCAGCCATCAGCGCACGGAAGTTGGGGCCCGGCTTCCAGTAGCCAGTGAAGGGGCTCGCTGCCCGCGCTAGCACCTCGATCTGTACACACACCTTTCCGGTGCGGTTCGTGCGCGTAGCACCATCGTTCATCAGCGCGCGAGCAGACTGGTTCATCGGCCCGTACTGGCCGAGCCGGTCCGTGGTGGGGTCATACAGGAAGTGCGGCTCAGCGCCGATGGTGCGGAGGTACTTACCGACCGAGTCAAAGGCGGCATTGCCTGCCCCACTCTCAGTCGTGTGCCAGACCACCCGGCCGGGCTTGCTCGGGGAATCCATTGCCCCGCCGATCGTTCCAGCACCTAGACGCTCAGCGCCAGGAACCCATGCTGTACCCATCTTGCTCCTTCAATGAGAGTGGGCGGGACAGCGCGAAGCATGCCCCACCCACCTACGAACTTTCGTATGTACTAGGTCAGGTCCGTCGCCACGGTGCTCGGCGTAGTGGATCCGTCAGTAATCGAGCCGTTCAGGTTCGTACCGCCTAGCTGTCGGCAGTCGTTACCCCAGTGGCTCATGTTTGTGCCCGTGCCGATCGACAGCCCGTATGACATCTTGTTCGTGTTCGCGCTGTTCGGCCGCACGGTGTTACCACTGAAGACCAATGCATCCTGCGAGTCGGACGCGCGAATACCGCTGGATGCCCCGTTGGATGCCTTGCTCGCGCCCTTGATGAAGTTGTCACGCACCTGTATGTACGACGACGTCTGAAGGAGGATCCCCTCGTTACCCGAGTCACGGACCTGGTTCCCCACCACGCTGGAATTGTCCGAGGCGACAATCGTGATGCCGCGTGCCGCCGGGGTCCAAATGATGTTGCCGGTAAGCATCGTGTTGTTGAGCGTGTCGGTGCTGATACCGCTACCGGCGACGTTTGCAATCACGTTGTTACCGACCGTGACGCGAGACACCTGGACTAGCTGAATACCATGCTCACCTGCGGTAGTCGTGTCGATGGTGTTACCCACGATGGACACGTTCAGAACCGTTCCGCTGGTCTCGCCACGCACGATGATCGCAGCGTCATACCCGGCACCCTCGCGCATCGTGTTACCGGTGATGGTGTAGTTACGCATCACCTGCGAAGCGTTCGTCTGCACACCGTTCGGATCCTTGGTGTCTTCGGTGTCAGTCAGGATCACGGAGCGCACTCGCACGGAGCTACCGCAGGCGTTGAACGTGTTGCCAGTAACGGTCACGTCCTCCCAGTTGTAGGCGCTCACCGCGTACTGGAGGATGCCTTCAAAGGTGTTGTCACTGATCCGGATACGCCGGTGATACTTGGTGATGGTGGCAGCGTGAGAGCCCACACCACGGGGCCACGAGGTAGTACCAGCGGTACCCGATGCACCGAAGTAGCAGCCGGTTACGGCAATGTCTTCCGAGGGTGTGTGGTCATACGGGCCGAACCCGCCGAACTCCGCAGAGCTCTTGGCTAGGTCAATCTGGACAGCCTCGGAGAAGTCGCGCCCGCCCGGGTCCACGTAGCCACGGAACAGACAGTCAGTCACGCGCCCGTGGATGGTGCTGTTCAGCTCCACACCGTGATAGCCGGGTAGGTCGCGCACTTCGAGATCACGGATAACCACGTTGCTCGCGTGGCCAATCGAAATGCACATGGCCGAGGACGTCATACCCGGCGTGGTGCCGCGCATGTTCCAGAGTCCACCCTCAATGGTGATGTTGCTGTATCCGGTGTACCCACCGAACGACTGACCAGCGTCACCATTCAGCAGCATGGTGCCGCCGTGGTTGCGCCGGAACTCAGCACCCTGGGACAGCGATAGCCGAGTGTTCCCGTAGATGCGCAGCGTGGCGCCCAGGAGGTAGGTGCCGGGCGGGACCTGAACTAGCGCCCCGCCCCTGTCTCGTGCATCGTTTAGCGCTAGCTGAATGGCAGCGTCAGAGTTCACAGCACCGGACGGGTCGGCCCCGTAGTTGGTCACCGTTAGTCCAGTCGACTGGTTCATGGATTCCAGCCGACCGGCGGTAATGTCCATTCCGGGTAGCCATTGCGCGACCGGTATTGCGACCATGTGTACTCCTATAGTGAAGCGATAGCGGGATCAGCTAGCGCGATTGCAGTGCCCGCTACCTGGGGCTTGACGACGCCGTTGACGGACCGCGTAACCGTGAACTGCTGAGTGCCACGCTCTGCGAAGTTGTCCGCTGAGATGGTGACCGGCAGAACCTGCGTACTGGTGTTGCCGACCAGCGAGCGGAAGCCGATGGAGCCTGCGGCAGTCAGGTCCGTGTCAGTGACTTCTAGCTGCCACGCGGCGGGCTCAGCGGCGGAGCGCAACCAGGACTTTGCCCGGAGCGTGGACCCGCTGATTTGGAACCGCGTGGTGTAGAACGTGTTCACAGCGAACGTGCCCACCGCCACGGACCCACCTACCTGAGTCTCGGCACCATTGCGCTTACGGATCGTCAGGTTCATCGCCTGCGTACCCCCGACCACCTGTACCCGCGCCATGTACATGTGTGTGGTGTCGGTGTAACGCCCAAACAGGAACATGTAGTTGGAGTCAGTCAGTGCTGTCTTATCCATCGCCCAATCGGTGATCAGGTCCACGTCGGCCGAGGGGGCAGGAATCAGCGTGTGGCGGAGGATGTTCTTTGTACTGTGGATGTGCTGTCCGAGCCCACCACTGACCGCGAAGTCTGTGGGTGATCCGGAAACCTGCACCGGCGTCCATGCCTGGCCACTCTCAGCGTTACCCCAACCGCTCGTGACGGTACGACCGAATGTGTCCGAGACTGACTTGCCCCCAGCGGGAGAGGTCAGCCGGATACCCCACGCGTAGTAGATCGCACCGGCGGGCGGGGTAGCACCCTGGCGGACACGTACGGCCATAAACCCGGTAAGGGCAGGGGCAGTTGCGGTGAACGTCAGGTAGGTCCACTGTCCGGCAGGGATCACCTGCGCAGACTGAGACGTGGTCGAGATAGACGCGTTGCTTGCGTTGTACCAGTCGAACGACACGCGGAAGTCTGCATAGCCTGCGGGCGAGTAGACCCAGTAACCACCGGTGTACGACTGACCAGCCACCGCCGGAACGTGTGTGTTCATGGAGAGGCTGTTAGACGTGGACACACCGTTTGGCGTCACCTTCGCTGAGACCAGGCCACGCGGGTGAGTGACGTCTGTCGACAGCACAACGGATCCCGTCGACTGCCCAACCCAACCAGTCATCCCGTCTCGGAAGTCCGGGTTCGTGTTGAACAGTTGGCCCACCGCCTCGACGCGCATACGCTCGCCGGACACGTGCAGATCGAACGGGAACTCTTGCGCCGACTCGACCCACTGAGGCCCGGCCGTAACCGTGGTCATCAGCGTGGTGTCAGTGGCGCCGACCGGCAGAGCGAGCTTGGTTCCGTCCGTGTCAGCCTTGGCGTACAGGCTGGTGTTTTCGACCTGCGCCACCCGCCAGGGACCACCGGGCGAACAGTTGAAAGTGATCTCCCAGCGGTAAGGCTCGATCACTTCGCTGTAGCCGTTCACGATCAGGTCCACATCCTCGTGGGAGATGAACCCGGGTAGGTCGGTCAGGCGGATCATGTCCCCCTCGCGCAGGCGGAGAATCTGCGGGATCAGAGCCTCGGCCCCCGGCTTGTGGAGCATGACCGTAACCGTGGGGTAACGCGCACCATCGAACGTGCCCAGGTGTAGCAGCCAGTTGGCCATGGGCTCGGGCTGTGTGTCGTTGGCGAGCGACAGCGTGATCCCTTCGTCATAGAGACCGATACCCAGCGGCGGAGCCTGCACCGACAGCGGACCATCGGACAGGTACGCACGCGCGGAGCTGCCCCCATCACGGGTTACCTCAATGTCGTTCCGCACCGCGCTGTCATCGTCGACCGGCTCTAGATCGGGCGCTAGTCCCGCCTCGTTGTAGGAGAGGGTCAGCGCAGGATCCTGTGTGTACATCGACGAGCGGTCACGGAAGACCAGGCCCACACGGTTGAGGGATTCCAGGAGAAACCCGTTATCAGCGGCGGCAGCTTCCTCGAACAGATCCACCAGGGTTTCCGGCCGCTGGGGTCCAACGGCTTCAGAGGTCAGGAGTCCGTGGATCCGCTCGACCGGCACCGACTCTTCGATAGCAAGACGCATGATGCGGTTCCACGCGGTCTCACCTGTGTACGCGTCATCGGATCCGTCATACAGCGTGGATGCCGCCGTTGGCA